GCCTAGAAATGCTGCTGCGGCTGTGTCCACCGTCAGCGGCCCACTACCTTGCGGTGTCGTGTTTTCGCTCATTTGATTCCCAAATTGTCAGTCTAAACCGTAGACCACGGGTTACAGGATTTTCCACTTTTTCTCGTTGATCTGCTTTGTAGCAGCCAAAGATTCAAAATGTCCTATAACAGATTGTAATGCGTTTATTTTCATATACGCAACTTCTCTTTCATCAACCTGATGCGGCTGTGAATGGATGATCTTTTGCATCTCAATTGACTTCAAGGCTTCAATCTCACCTTTAAAGAAGTCATCAAGAAGCAGGTTTTTAGCTTTTTGCGTTTTGTCCAAGGATTGAACCTACGATCTGGTTAATGTCAACAGGCGTACCCATTGGCGTTTGTTGTTGTCCAGCAGCAAACATATCGTTAAAAGTCATGTTCGGCTGTGCGCCTTGCAGACCTTGCCATTGTGTGCCTTGCAATGATACGCCAGGGAACAAGTCTTCAAAAGTAATGTTTTGAACTGGACTGTATGTGTATGTCGGAGATTTCCACTCAACAGGGATTCCAACTTGTCCGAATCCAGACACTCCACCAGCGTCACCGCCAGTTTCACCACCAAGACCAAGCGGGTCACCTGCAATTGCGTTTACAAGTGTTCCTATCCTTGCGGCATCTGCAACATTCTTCAGAGTCACTCCAGTTGCAGCAGTACCAGTACCAGAGCCAATAGTGCTACCAATTCCTGAACCAACACCACCGCTTGCTAGAGTTCCGCCAGCTTCTCCAATAGTCGCACCAGATGTTGCTGCACCTGTTAAACCTTGAGCGCCACCCATAGAGCCTAAGTTTGCAGTCGTACCACCAACTAAACCCTCTCCCCCTGTTGCTGCCAAACCAGTACCAGTTGAGCCAGCGGATGCAGTGGCGGCATCTGCTGCTGCCACTTCTTCTGCTGTTGCAAGAGTTTCACCGTCTGCGCTCATCCATGCTCCAATTTCAGGGGCATAGTAAGCACCAGCAGTAAGAAGTGCAACAGTCGTCCAGCCACCAGGAATTGTGTCGTTTACAAAATCATCAACGCTGCTTCCAACGTCACGAACAACGTCTTCAGCGCCACTGCCAATATCTCGAACAACGTCTTCAAGGCCGCTTCCAAGATCGCTAACGGCATCCCAAGCATCGCTAACAACTGGTATTCCACCACCACACATATCAAACCTCTTTCATTGTGTTGAATCCAACTTTCTTAAATCCGAGGCTTTCATAGAATCTACCCGTCTTTTCTATGTCACCAGAACCAGTCGAATTACCAAGTCTTACATAGCGAACACCAGAGTCCTTTGCCCACTTCTCGTATTTCTTAACAAATCTGCAAGCAATCATGCTACCTCTATGAGATTTGTCAACAAACATTAGCAGGTCATCAGATATTAGAGAAGCTCTAAATATCGGATGTTTGTACTTAACTCCAATGAACACACCAACTGGAACAGTGTCATACGCAACTATCTTCAAGAAGTTGTCATTGCTGACTATTCCATTTATGCCTTCAACAGAAACATCTGACTCAAACACGCTTTCATCAATGAACTTCTCAAGAAGTCCTTTAATGTCGTCAATGTTTAAGTCAGACGTTCTGTACTCAATCACCCAGGAATCTCCACGTTTGACGTAATTCCAGCGCCGACCTTCATCGCCTTCAATCGAGCCTCAGCCATGAATTCTTCTTCTTTCAGTTGAAGACTTGCAGCGGCTTTCTCACGCTCTAACTGGAGTTGAGCAGCGTTCTTTTCACGCATCAACTGCAACTCAGCGGCGGCTTTTTGTTGCGACAACTCAATGTCAGCTTGAGCTTTCATCTGTTGAGCCTGAATGTCAGCCTGTGTCTTAGCCATGTACGCTTGGATTTCAGGCGGCATTTGTTGCTGTTGAGGCTGTGGCTGGCTCATCATCTGATCTTGCTCTGGGCTGATTGATTTGTAGAACTCCGCAGAATCCTTGAATCCAGCAGCTTCAACCATACGACCCAAAGTATTGCGGTACTGACCCATTGTCACCAATGGATTAGCTGACCCCATTTGACCCAAGATTTGCTCTTGTTTAGCAAGAACCATGTTGAGCATTGCCATTTGTTCCTGACGGTTGCCAGCGCCCAAGCCTACGTTAATGTCAACATCGTACTGATTCGACCACTCACGTGGGTCAAATTGAACGTACTGACCGCGCATACGGATGATGCGAGGCTTGTCTTGGTACTTGCAGAGAAGATGCAAGATGCCTTTGAACAACGACTTAACGCCTGTTTCAGCAAAGATTCGAGCAATCATCTCAATCTTGCCAGCCGAACTTTGTTGCATAGAAGCAACAGCAGCGGCAGTCACGTTTTGCAGGATAGATGGGTCTAAGCCTTGGCTTGCTTCGGTTACGCCAGTGCGTTTCTGTTGGACAGAATCAAGGTATTGCAAGAATGGGAATGTCTGACCTGCAATTGATTGCACATTCAATTGGCTTACAGCGCCAGGCGTTTTAACGCGAATCACACCACCTGCGCTTGAAGTCAACAAATCGTCAAGGTTTACTTGACCGTCAACGGCTGTCACACGGGCGTTGTTTGTCAGATACAGGTTATCAAGAATCTGACGAGTCAGAGTTGTCTTGATAAGCTGAATGTCCATTGTGCGATCTGCCAACGATTCGCCAAAGAACTTATGTGGCGTTGGGATTGGGCAGAGTGAGTGGAACGGAACGTAGTCAGTCTCCTCATCGCTCAAAATCTCATTTGAGGCAAAGAAGACTTGGCGCAGTTCAGCGATACCGTCACCGTCAATGTCAGCACGAACGTAGCACTCAAACACCTCAATGGTTTGCATGGCTTCGTCAAGGCTTTGACCGTCATCAGGATTTTCACCGTTGCTGACGCGAGCCAAGTATTCAGGCGAGAAAGTCAGAGAATCTGAGGCTTTCAATCCGTTCACAATCTCAGCATCAAAGCCCATTGCGATCAAGTCGCTACGAGTAATGAGGCGGCGATGTGCAACAAAAGGTGCGTCTTCAGGGCTACGCTTGGCACGCTTGGAGATCAAGAACTCCTCTGGTGGGATGTTTTCCACAACCACATGACCAGATTTCTTTTTCTTCTGAACAGTTACGCTGTTAGACGAATACATCACAGGCTGACCCATTGGGTCTAACACTGCATTACCCATTGGGTCTTTCATCTCGTTCTCTACAACCTCTTTCTCAACGACTTCCATCGTTTCGTCAGAAAGAAGCATTGCTAGCTCATCGTCAGACAGATCACGGTACTTTTCTTTTGTAACGTCTTCCTTATCTTCCCAATAGGCTTTAACGACACCAACCTTTTGCAGGAGCGCGTCTTTAAACCAATCGTGCATGACGATAAGACCGTCATTGTCACGCATGAACACCCAATTACAGTATTCGGTGGCTTGTTTAGCGCCAGCCTCATCTTGTGGCCCACGAGCGTCAAATCGCACAACTTCGTCACTTGATGAGAAGATGCGAACCAAAGGTGGCAAAGCGCCATCAACAGCTTCAGCGACTTCGCCAGTAACGATGGATGACTTGCCTTCGACCTCGTTGCCGTAAGGTTGACGCAAATAGGCTTGGATTGCGTCTGTGCGTTGTTGCGTGGTTTCTGTTTCTAAGAAACCAATCGAGTTATCAATCTCAGCTGAGATGATCGCTTTCAGTTTGTCTTGGCTCATCTTTTACCTTTGGTGGCCTGCCCATCTTTGGGCGTTGCTCCGATTGTAATGCGTTTACCATATTTTCAAGCAAATCAATTCGGCGCTCAAGTGCCTCGATTCTACGGTTGTCAGGAATATCGCCTTTGCGGATTAAGTAACTCATACGACCCATTTCTTTGGTTGGTTGATAGATTTAGACCAAGATGAACCAGATTCATCAAGGCCAACGGCAAGATAACGGAAAGCGTCAGCAGCGTGTGAGTGCTGATCGTGAAGCGGTTTATTACTAAACATCTTCGTGTTTGGGTCTACGTCATAGCGGTAATGGCGCAGGTTTTGTAGTCCGTCAGCACAGCGGGTTTCGTCAAAGTAACACCTGTTTAGCAGCATACGAGCAGCGTTAATACCGTCAGAAATTGACAGTTTTGGCGTAATTCGTACTGGTTTTCCCATCTCAGTCAGAATGTCTTTGACCGATCGACCCGTCATATTCTTGTGTTCGGCATCGTGTGGTAGCCACCAATCACGATAAACGTAACCCTTGTCTTGCAGGATTTGAGCATAGTGGTCAATTGGCTTTTGGCAGTTTTGGTAGAAGTCAATGACTCGCACCTCACCGCCAGGGATTGCCTGAACGAACCAAATTGATGTCATATCTGCCCAACCCAAGTCCCAGAACGTCTGAACAGGGATAGTCTTGTCAATCAGCAAGTCACGGATTCTGTTGTCCTCTTGGGCTTTTCTCAGCTCGTTGGCATAAACAGCGCCATCCAACATCTGACGGGTGTGACCTTCCCAGACGTTGAGATAGCTGTCCATGTCCTTCTCTTTGAGGTTTTCAAGCTCCTCTTTGAGAACTTCAGGAAACCAAGGATTATCAGACCAGTTGACTTTGTGGACTTGTGCGCTTGATGGAGCGTTTAAGACGAATCGCTTGTAAGTTTCGTCAGTATCTAGGTCAGGGTTAAAAGTGACCCAAATCTCTGAGTTTGGCTTGCGGATGGTAGGAATCAGGGTTTCCCAAGACACCTTAGACACCGCCTGACCTTCTTCAATCCAGCAGATATCCACACCCTCAAACGACTTGATGGATGTGACGTTGTGCTTCAAACCAGCAAACGAGAACTCAGAGCCGTTGACTCCGTATATAGCTGTACGCTGTACGTCAAAGAACGACTCAAGCCCCATAGCCTTGATTTGGTCATGGAGCAGGGCAATAACTGAGTCTGAGATCGAGTTTTGCAACTCACGTGCGCAAAGTACCCTAGTTGGCTTTTGGACTGCGATGGCAATCAAAGCGCGAGCAACCCCCCACGATTTGCCTGACCCCCTACCACCGTAGAGGATTTTGTATCGTGCTGGCTCAAACAAGAATCCCAGTTTTTCAGGGAAATCTAGTTCAAGATTCATTAGGCTTCTTGAGATTGATCGTGATGCCTGAAACTTGGACAGGGCCACCATCAGGGCCAGTCATCTCAGTGCGAGCCAACTTAGGAATGTGATATTCGATGGCTCTTAGGTATAGGTCAGCAGCTTTTGCAGGGTCAGGCTTGTTTCCACCGACACCCATAGCAATGTCATCAAGCCACTCTTGCAGTTTATGAGCATTACCCTCTGCAAACACCGCGATCGCCTCTCTAACGGCTGCTGTGGCCTTATTAGGGCTACCTTTGGGGCGACCCATCCCATTATTTTCGACTTGTTTAGTCATTTCTGTTTACCAATTCCTTACGGCTCGTTGGTGTTGTTGATATGTGGTTAGTCTAGCAGACTTCGCTTCTTTTTAGGTTGATCGCCAATCAATGTGATGTTTACTGGTCTACCGCTACCTTCTGGCAGTTGTCTTCCAGCGTACTCACGAATTGAGCCATAAACACCTAAATCGTTTTCGTCTTTGCTTGTTTCAAGCGGGTTGAAGTTGTAAGTATCTGTAATTTTGATTTCACCTGTCTTTGGGTCTTTTTTGTAGTTGAACTGACCTAAAGTTGTCTGCATCTGACCGTAAGGAGACAAAAGACTTTTCATACCTTGGTTTTTGATCTCTGGTCGACTGTCTTCTGGTTGGTCTTTCCACCAGTTGTAGTAGTCAGAATAAGCCACGGAATTTGGATTGCTGAATCTTGAGCCTTCTCCAAACTTCTTGGCATATTCTGCGTTCTTAGCTTCTTTGTGACTAATCAGGCTTTTAAGGAAATCTTGCTGTTCAGGCGTAATGTCTTTGTTCGTTAGTGGAGCATTTGAACCACTCAAAGTTTCATCAAGCACACGAACAGGCGTCATCATTCCTTGTGGCATGACATTAGAAAGCAATCCGCCAGCTCTAATAGCTGCGGCAACCAATGGGTCTGTTACTCTCCAATTGTCCATAGTTTCACCACTTAACTTTGTTCGCCCAGTATGCCGCGCTCATTTTCCCTTTGGCGATGTTGTCAGCATGACGAGCCTTAAACGCTTCATTGCGCTTTGTCCCATCTGGACTGCCTTTGACACCCTGTTGACCGAAACGAATCAATTTCACCTCGTCACCACTCTTTGCAAGAACCGCATGGCTCTTGGTTGGGTGGTTTGGAGTCCGCTTTGGTTTGTTGTAACCAGAAAATGTTTCGTTTCCGCGCTTCATACCAATTCCACAGGAATAAAGACGTTATCAGACCACACTCGCTCTGCGAAAAAGTAGCCCATTCGTTGAATCATTATAGCGATTTCGGGGTCTGTCATGCCGTTTTTGCCGAGCTTCTTTTGCTCAATGATGATGATCGGGCGAGCGCGCATGATTGTTTTCTTTGCGCCTTTAAGTGCGTTTTCCTCAAAACCTTCAACATCCAACTGAAGCAAATCAGGGTCAAGATTCAGGCTGTCAATAGTCATCATTGGGATGCCAGATTCACATTCCTCAATCTGAAGCGCACCAGCGTTCTTCTCGCCATCACCCTCAACCATGCGGCAAAAACCTGCCTTGTCAGACAGACCAGCCTTGTAGATTTCAACGTTTTGCTCGTCTACGTTGCGCTTGAAGCACTCATAGTTCACATCATCAGGCTCAAAAGTCACGACTTTGGTGAAAAGCTGTGAATAAATCTTTGACCAGACACCGCAATTGCCACCAGCATGAAGAACCAAGTTCCGCTGTGGAACCCACTTCACCAGCTCAGGGATAGCCTGCATCTCACGAGGAATCCAGTTCCACGCTTCAACGTCATTCTTAGGCCACCACCAGCCATCACGGTTTTCGATCATGTTTTCC